TAATGCTTGTGTTTGCGTTGGCAATGCTTGACGAAGTACCCGCGCCCGTGTCGAACATTTCTACAAGATTGAAATAACTCGACGACGTGTTATCCGTTCCACTTGTTCTCATTCTCCCTTGAATGGTCATATTTGCTGAGCAATTTGTCAGGTCAATTAAAACCAAATAATCCTTATATGTTGAAGTAAAAGTATCATTTGCAAAGCTGACGCTAGTAACTGCGCTAAAAGTTGCACTGGCGATTTTTGTCATAGCACCGCCACCCGAGGCGGCTGCCCATTTTATTCCTGTTGCGGTTGTCGAGTCAGCTGTTAAAACTTGACCATTTGTTCCAACCGCTAAACGCGCAGGTGTATCGGCTCCAGTTGCTGTTATCAAATCGCCTTTAGCGTCAACGATTGCATTTTGAATTGCGTTTGAGTCGTCTTGCGCGACCCAAGTGAAAGCTAAATCTGTACCCGATGTCTTGGATAGGACTTGTCCGGTGGTGCCACCTTTAAGACCAACGAAAGAAGCATCGATTCCATCTCCAAGTGTCTCGATTGCTGTGGCTCCGTCTTTGACCAAGTCGGTCGATGTTGGAACCGTCCAGCCAAAGTTGGGCGTTGTTGTTGCCATTTTGTCTCCTTTAAGCGACGATGAACGCGTCGTCCCAGATAAGTGTATTTGATATTGTGTTCCAAGTCTCCGCGCCACCAACATCGTTCCACTTCATAGCCTGAAGTGAGAATTCGGTTGGAGTGAGATACATGGAAAGCGTTAACGAATTGACGCCAGCTTGAATCTGCCAGCCTTCGACGAAGCCCTGAAATCTTTGTCCCATATTTAGCGGCAGATCGTTGATCGTTACCGGCATGCCCATGAACACTCGGAGCAGATTATCTCGATCGGAATCGTCCAATTCTGGCGATCCAATAGGGAATGAGATTTGATTGAAATTTGCCCGCGGATAAGCTCTTAGACCTAAATAGAACGCGGCTTGAGATGTGGCATCGGCTGTGTGTTCAAGGGTTGTCTGGATCGATTGGGCTAAAGTGCCATAGACATCGATTGAATCTTGTTCGGATGCTGATACTTGCTGTCCATTCTTGTACTTGATGGTAATCGAATTCCGAACATCACCGGATCGGGTAGCTATTTGAAGTCCAGAAGCGAACGCATTATTGGCGCTCAAATCCACATATCCATTTGATGCAAGATAAATGCTTCGATGTGTGCTGTCCGCGTAGCTTATTTGTCCGGCTGCGTTTTCGTACAAGTATCCAAGCCCAGAATTCGCCAGAGCTGCGACAAGGGAATAAGCGTCGGTGACCGAAGCCGAGCGAGCCGTCAATTCATAATTGCCTGTATCGATTTCGCCTAGCCCTGAATTTTGAGCATTAGCCCATGTTGTCGTCGGATTGTACGCAGCCCAAGTCAGCGCCGCCGGTACTTCATTCCAAGCCCCGTACAGGATTCCGGCTAATACATCATAGATCTGCTCACCATCTAATTCTTTAGACAGAATGCCTTCGGTGAGTACCTTAGGAAGCCTTGAGAGCGCCCCTAGAGCGGTTATCGAGATCGTCTGAGTTATTCCTATTGAGCCGCCAGATTGAACGCCCACGATGACATCTGTGATCGATCCACCGAAAAGAGCGACGGGAGTACTGGTCGAGTCATTCACATACACAGTCACGCTGGAGTTAATATTCGGAGCGATACCGGAATCGTCTAAATTGATTAGAGTCAGATTGCAATATCCAGCAATAGCTTGAGTATAGATGTCATTCCGACCTGAGCCGATATTGAGATTTGAAAGAGCAACATCCTTATATTCGACGCCATCGATCTCAACGCTCCAAGTCGGTGTCCAGATCGTCATACGAGAGCGAACCTATTTGCGCCTAGTGTGCCGCGAGCATTTGATCGATTAAGTACATCGACGATTGTGCGAGCTGTACCTTCAGCATCGATCGCGCCATTGACGGTTATATTGAAAGTACTGCCCATGCCGCCATTTGGCACGATAGTGCCGTTTGACTTAGGTACGAAAAGCTCTGCTCCGCGCTCGCCTACGACATAAGATTTGCCAGCTGAGACCGATCCGCCATTTGCGCGGAATCCACCAAATGCAGAGCTAATCGCCCCGCCGATTCCCTTGACCGCTGAATTGTTAGAGACTAGCGAGATCAAGCTCTGGATCGCACCGACAACGCTTTTGATGATTCCAAATAGTGATTGGAAACCATCGATCAATCGACCCACGGTTGTGATGATGACTCCCAGAGCTAGTCCGATTCCCTGAATAGCGAGCTTTAAGACGCCACCAAATAAGGGAGCGACGAAATCTTTTAGGAATTTGAATAGAGCTGTGAATTCTTCTTTGTTAGCTAGGACAGCGGCTTTGATCTGATTGAATGCAAATTTGAAGCCTTCAAGTACGGGTTGAAAGATATTAACAATTAGATCGATGTAAGTCTTGAAAGCTGAAGTCAATCCATCTTTTCCACCGACTGAATTGATAAATCCTGCCACCGCTGGAATGACTGTATTGACGATCGTATTGATCATGGGAGTCACAGCATCGAGTACGAAAGATCCGATTGTCTCTTTACCTTCATCGAATGCCACCTGAAGTCTTGCCATCTTGCCCGAGAATGTGTCAGCTTGGACAGCGGCTTGTCCGCCGAAAGTCGTCGCCAGTTGCTTTGTAATTTCATCCATCGACATAGTCTTGAGCTGTGCCGCGGTAAGTCCAACGCCTAATCTTGCAAGAGCTCCGGTATTGCCTTCAGCTGCCCGAGCCATCGCATTGGTTACAGCTTCGAGCGATTTGCCCGATCCAGCTGCGACATCGATCGCCACAGATTGAAGCTTGAGAGCTGCGTCTGAATCCTGAGTCGCTCTGATAAGTCTTTCGAAGCTTGGACGAAGCTGATCGTCCGTCAATCCGGTAAGAAGTGAAGTCTGGAGAATCTGATTTTCGACTGCGCTGATTTGCGCATCTGTCGCGCCTGTAACATTTTGTAAGGTTGTCGCTAATTTAGCCTGAGCCTTTTCATCAGCGATTGCTGATTCGACGCCTTGCTTTAAAAGTACAGCTGAGTAAGCAAGCGCAGCTGCGCCAGCTGCCGCAAATGCAACACCCGCAGCCTTGCCAAATTTGCCCATCTTGTCGCCGAAGCTCTGGACTTCATTTTCCGCGCCTTTGACGCCACGCTTTAGCTCATCGAAGTCCGCGTCAAATGTGATCTTAACTTTTGGAATACCAGCCATTAGTCAAGCCCTACCCTTCGAATGATTGTCTGAATGATGTCGATGTATTCTTTTGCAACGATCGGCGTGTAATAGTCCACAGCTGGATTGATCCAATATCCGCGCTTATTGCGAGCCGCTTTGAATCGGTTTGTGTAGGCTCGACCGAGTGAGTCTGTGCCTCTGCCAGATCCGTATTCTGTTCCCCAAAGCAGCGCTCCAGCTGGCGCTGATTGCTGGCGTACTTTTGCGCCTCTTCCAGACGCAGATTGTTCGCCGCCATATTTGCGACCGACCCGCTTTGATCCACCTACATCAACGCGAATTAAGCGATCTCTTTTAGCTGTGATCGATTGAGCGACGAGCTTTGTCTGTGGCGATGGAGCTGATTGGCTAAACATAAGAAGCTGTCCGGCGAGTCTTTGAGATAGCGGATAGGCGGCATCGCGGACTTTGTTTTGAGTCTCTTTGTCGAGCAAATTAAGAGTCTGGATCAAATTTCGAAGAGCTGCGGGCTCGACTTGAATGGCGAATGTGCCTTGCTTATTTGCCATTCCTTTTCTCCAGTATCTCGATCGCGGTGTAAATCTGCTCCGCCGTTTCCCATTCTTTCATCGGTATCCCAGTCGCTATTGCGAGTTCAACCAAGACGCGATTTAGGCTTCCGGCGGCGTAGCTTTTGGGCTATCCACTTCCTCGGATCGAACATCATCCACCGTATCGCACCAGATTTCGTATGGCTTAATAGGTTGTCCAGCAAGCTCTCGCTTCTTGGCGTTATACGCTAAGAAAAGCAAATCATCGAGTCCGACATTTTCGCCGAGCTGCGTGACTTTCAAGCCTGTCTTTCTTTCCCACTTTACGAATTCCGGTGTCGATGCGGTGAATGATTCCGAATTTCCATCGAAGTATGTAATTGTGATTCCTGTTTTCATGCTCCCGATTTCCTATCTCTTAGCTGAATGTCTCTGTTGGTGTTCCCACTACTTGAAATGATAGTGAGACAGTCTGTGCGTCTGGTGCTGAACCGCCGACATTTGGGAATGTAGGCAAGATATTGCAAGCGAACACAGCTCCAGTCACAGCTGTAATTGAAGCTGCAAGTGTTGTATTTGGTGCGGATTCTGTGGCTGTCCATAGTGATTCGCAGAGTGAACCGACTGCGCCCCAGTCTGCAAGCATTTCCACATTGAGAGTCCAAGAATCATCGATCGCTTTGTAAGCGCGACCATCGAGTGTCTGATAAGTCTCGATGACATGATCTGCTTCAAGCGAAACAGTTGTAGCTTGGGCATCGTAATTTACGGTAGCGATCGTCAATACTAGATCGCGTCCGGTGATGACGGTCGTTGGCATAATTACTCCTAGTTGGTTTGGGTGTATTGGGTTGAGAGTTCGATCTCGGACATCAGAATTTCCGAAGCTCCGATCGACATTGGGACAGGATTTGACACGCTTCCCACCGTGTAACCTGACGGAATAACCGCCAGAATGCTGAGGATTAGCTTCTCGATATTGTCAAGAGCTGACGCATTTGAGTACATAGCGACTCCGACAGTCAAGACAAGATTGACTTTGACTCGGGTCGATGTACCAATCAAATTCGCTTCAAGGTATGGCGTATTGGGTACGACAGCTGCAAATGGGACGATCGGCGCTTCGGGTACTGAATCGTAAGTGTTAGCAGCTACGCCAGCGATCGCTGTCTTTAAAGCTCCGCGGACATTTACCGCGATCGATGATGCGGTCATGCCAGCATCGCTCCGGTGTCGAGTGACTTACCGAGAATGCCAATTACACGATTCAAGAGGCTGCGACCCATTCTGTATGGAGTCACTTGGAAATCAACGCCTTCGATTTGTCCGCCGGCGGCTGTGATCGATTGGAATACTTCAACGGATACGACGATGATCGCCTCATAGACCGCTGGATTTGATGCGTAGATTGTTGTCGCATCCTTGCCTGAAAGATAAGTGTCGCCATGCGGAATGACAGCATTGGCGTTGATGTCTGCGTTTGTTTTCGCGTAAGAAAATTGATATTCGCCATCGATGGCTGTGACTGTGTATGTACCGTTAAATGTGGCATCTACATTCGCCACGACAACGCTTTGTCCCACGATGTAATTGTGTGGAGTGTTGGTTTCAAGCGTTGCGACATTTGATTGGATGCGGCGATAAGTAACCGCCGAAGAATGAGAGACAAGCAGCGGCAGAATGACAAGCTCGGCTGTGTCGATGATCTTTTCAAGATATGCGTCATTGTAGAGAGAAGAGCTCACGCCTAGCACAGAACGAAGCTGTGACGGAGTTACTAGAGACATGAGCTCTTCCCTTTCTACTGCTGACCCGACTCGGGAGCGAATCGGGTCATGATTGACTGTGGCTAATTAGCCTTTGTTTACGCCGAATGCGCCAGCTGCGATCTTTGTTGCTACTGCACCAAATGAATAAACGCCTACGGTAATTGAACCGTCAGCTGTTGATTCTGCGCGTAGCTGGTAGCTTGGTGATTCGTACCATGTGTATGCATCAGGGTTGATGATCAAGATTGAATCATCTGTGTCTGTTGTTGCAGCTGTATTTGCTGTCACATACAAATCAAGTCCGGCAACGCGTCCACGAAGTGATGTTGGAGTTGCGATACCAGGTTGGTTCATTGGCTGAGTTACTTCGTTATAGATAGGGCGTCCGCTGTCGTTTAGTGACATGAGATTTCCCCATTGTGAAGTATTCGCCAACATATTGCGAGCAAATGGATTTGCGAGACCAGCTGTTGCAGCGTAAACAGATGCAGCACCGCGACCAATAAATCCAAGAAGCTCTGCGGCTGTTGGATATGTCGTGATGGTTGTTGCGTCAGCTGTTGCACCAGCAACCAAGATGCTGTTGGTGTAAGTATCTTGCTGCTTAGCCATAGCTGCCACCATATTGCTGAGAAGCTCATTGAAGAAAAGTGGGCTTGTGCGCTGGAGCAATTCGACTGAGAATTTTTGTTGTCCAGCAAATTTCTTGACATCGACTGATACGAATGCAGAATTCTGATCTGTCTCTGTAAAGATTGCGTCTTCTGCAACTGTTCCTACAGCTGGAGCGACGGTGATCTTTGGAATCTCAAAGGTCATGCCAGCATCAGGGAGAACGCCTCTAGAGATTGCATCGATAGACGGTCTGACGGTTGTTGATAGTCCGTTGATAACTTCAGCAAGCTGGCGTGTTGGTACTAGACCAGCATTGTCTGTTGTGTTGTCAGCTGCGAGGACATACTGACGGGCATTCTCGTCGCCCATCGCTGCCATGATCTTGTTTTCAAGATACTTGGCGGCTGTGACTTCGATGCGTGGGTTTGAGTAAGCGACAGATTTTGCTGACGCTGTTACTGACTGTGCGGCTTCTACCGTCTCGACGGTTTCCGCGTTTGTGACGGTGTTTTCCACTTCGTCTCCTTCTGTTGTTGGTGTTTCTTCTGTATCCGGTGTGGATGCAGAATCTTCTTCGCCTTCGGTAGCAGCTACTTCGGCGACGCGAGCTGATCTGACAGCTGGTTCGCTAACTAGAGCAACGCCTGTCAATTCGCCGGCTAGGACGCGCATAGTTCCATTCTTTTCTTGGACATAATCATCTACAGCTAGTTCGATTGAAAATCCATCGCGCAATCCATCCATCGCTTCAACTAGCGCATCATTTCCCGCTGTGGTGTTAGCGATTTTGAATGTCGCATTTATAGCGCCATCGCCATCAAGTGACATTGACATTGTCTTGCCGATTCTGCGTGTACGGTCGTGCTCAAGATTTAGAAATACATCCTTCGGCTCGATTGAACCTTTTGCAAATACGACTTTTCCAGTCGATGCATTTGCAGCTTCTTCGAATGCCACGATGCGTCCGGTGATGGTACGCGACTCGGAATCCGCCGCTGTGATTGTCATTGGTGTTGTTAGCTTCATCCGATCATGTCCTCTTCTTCTCTGATTTCATCGATGCTCATCGCTCCGATGCGGTTTAGAATTTCGTACACTTGCGCTCTTTCGTAAGGATTGCCGCGCAAGAAATCGTCTAGATCAAATCGCACATATTGAGAAGCTGGCGTGAAATCTGTAAGTGATAAACGCTGCTCGATGATTGTAAGAATTGGACGAATCGAGAAGTCGATCAAATCGCGGCGCTGATTTACAGCGTTGGAATATGTCATCGATGACGGATCAGCTGAAGCGAACCATGCCGGTAATCCGATGGCGCGACAGAGCTCTAAAGCTAAGTAGTTTCTCGCTTCATTCATCTGAAGATTTTTCGGATCGTATCCGATTGTGTCCATCTTGATGTCAGCGTTTAAGAATGTGACAGCCTTTGAAGCTTTGTTTTTAAATGCGTTGATAAGTGATGCGACGCGATCTTTTGGAAGCTGTACGCCATTGGATGACAAGACAATTTGTGGAATTGGATTAAGCGCGAAATCGTATGCAGCCTTTTCTAACGCGTGAGCTGCGCGGACTGTACGACCAGCGCGATTCAATAGACCTTCTTGCATATTGCCGAACACGACAAGATCAGCGGGATCGATTGAATAACCATCGACGCGATAAGCATCGATCTCCGTACCGAGACCGTTGGTTAATACTTCAACGCGCTCTGGAGCAATTCTTTCCATCGCTTGAATTCGTCCGGTGTCTGCATATCTGGAAAGTACGCGAGCATACGCAGCCGGACGGAAAAGTAAATCTTCAGCAATCCACGCCCAAAATTCTGCGCCAGTAATACGCGGATCAGGTTGATGAATTACGCGAAATGATGGGACGGTTTCATTTGTTTCTTTGACTTTTGTTTCGAGTGGCAGAGCGGCGACTGTCGAGCAGATAATTCCGCGAGCGCGAGCTACGACGGGGACACCCATCGCTTCGGATCTCGTAGCTGATTGACCATAAGCGAAATATGGAGCACCGAGCGCATCGATCGAATTGACCGGAGCAAGAGCAGCATCGACATTTAAATCAGCGATCGGCTGCGGCGCGGTGATGAAGAAATCTTTTAGACCCATGCGCCTAATTTTAGAGATCCGATACCACTAGCCGATCATAATATCAAGATCCGTCTCTGGGCGTGTCGCGTAATGTGTGACGAGCGCAGATGCAACCGTCGCGCACACAGTCGATTGAGAAGCTCTCCGTCCGATCGTCCATCCACCATCTCCGAATGGCAATCGAGCCGCCGAAAGAATTTGCTTCGTCAGCTCCGCTTGATTTCCATGCCGAAGTCGCTTCGATGTAATCGCTCCTAAAAGTTCGTCGCAAGATTGACCGTAAAGAGCCCCGTCTATGTCGGCGATTGGGATTCCGGCTGGCTGAAGTCTAGCCGCAATGCGCTGGATGTTCGGCGACTATACGCAATCACTTCGACCGGATATTCCTGAAAATGCTCGGCGATGTCATTGGCGATAGCTTTATCATCGAGCGAAATTGGATTGTGCCAAGTCCGAAGAAGCTTGACGAAGAATTCACTTTCGGAAATTTGTTGAGCTAGTACGAGAGCTGCATCGCGTCGATCCGGTGAGCAATCGAGTCCCATCCACACAGTCTTTTCTCGATCGACTTCAAATCCATCCATTCCGCAATCAGCCCATTCGCCAGCTGGAATTGCAGAGCTGATCGTTTGAACCCATCGGCACAAGACTTCAGTTCGAACCACATCCGGCGGATCATTCATGACAGCTCGAAGATTGTCGATGTGTACGGTATGTCCGAGCGCTGGATTTGCCATCGCAGCTCCCG